ACCCATGACGGGCTTGCGCAAAGCGCGGGCGCGCACAATCACCAGAGCGGCCTTCCAGATCAACTGCCCGGTTTCTTCGGGTTGAGCGATGCGAACAATCCGCCGACCCGCGAAGTATCGAACACCAGCAATGAATTCCAGTCGGAGGGACCTCTCACGTCAACCGATGGCACGCACACCCACACTTTGTCTGTCTACAGCGCGGGCGCGCATAGCCACGACGTGACTGTCAGCCCGCGCGGCGGCGCTGAGACCCGCCCGCGCAACGTCTCTGTCCTGACCTGCATCAAGATCTGATCTGAAAGGAGATCCCCGAAATGCCTGACCAGTTCCTGCACGGCGTCGAAGTTGTCGAGATCGACAATGGCTTGCGCCCCATCCAGACCGTCAAATCGTCGATCATCGGCTTTGTGGGCACCGCCCCCGATGCCGATGCCGCGATCTTTCCTGAAAACCAGCCGGTGCTTGTGACCGGCCCGCGCATGGCCGCAGACCTTGGGGCCACCGGCACGCTGCGCGACGCCTATCTGGCGGCCTATGCCCAAGGCGTGTCCGTGGCCATTGTGGTGCGTGTGGCCACGGACGAGGACGCGGCAGATACCACGGCCAATGTGCTGGGCACGGCGACCGCCTATTCCGGGGTCTATGCTCTGTTGGCCGCCGCGAGTATCACCGGCCAGACCCCGCGCATTCTGGCCGCGCCCGGCTGGACCAGCGGCGATCCTGCCGATGGTGTCAATCCGGTGGTCAGCGCGCTGTTGACGGTTGCCGAAAAGCTGCGCGCTGTGGTCATCAAGGACGGCCCCAACACCACAGAGGCGGACGCGATTACCGATGCCGGGCTTTATGGATCGCAGCGTCTCTACATCGTGGACCCAGCCGTGCGCGTGTTCGACGCCGCCGCCCAAGGCTCGGTGACGAAACCCGCGTCGGCCTATGTCGCGGGGCTTTTGTCCAAGCGCGACCAGGAGCGCGGCTTCTGGTGGTCGCCGTCCAACCAAGAGGTGCGCGGCATCACCGGCACGGCGCGGCCTATCGGTTTTGCCATGTCCGAGCCCGAGACCGAAGCCAACCGCCTGAACGAGGCCAAGGTCGCCACCATCGTACGCCGCAACGGGTTCCGCCTATGGGGCAACCGGTCGGCATCGTCCGACGCGCTCTGGGCGTTCCTGTCCGTGCGCCGCACCGCCGATATGATCTACGAGAGCGTGGAAGAGGCGCATCTGTGGGCCATGGACCGGCCCATGTCGGCCCAGCTGCTGCTGGATATCCGCGACAGCGTGCAGGCGTATCTGGATACGCTGGTCACGCGCGGTGCGATCCTTGGTGGCACGGTCTGGCTGGACCCCGAACTGAACACCGAGGCCACGCTGAAAGCGGGGCAGCTGTTCCTTGATTTCGATATCGAGCCGCCAGCGCCGCTTGAGCGCCTGACCTTCCGCGCGCACCGCAACGGTTCCTATTACGAGGAACTGGTCGCGCAAGTCGTATCCGCCTGAGGAGAGAGACCATGAGCTACCCGAAGCAAATCCGCAACTTCAACGCCTTCGTCGACGGGATCAGCTATTTCGGTCGCGCGACCGAAGGCAAGCTGCCCGACCTGAAAGTCATGACCGCCGCCTTCCGGGGCGCGGGCATGGATGGCCCTGTGGGCGTCGATATGGGGCTGGAGGCCATGAGGGCCGAACTGACCTTCGCCGAATACGACCCGGCGCTGGCCAAGCTGATCGGGCGCGTCAACCGCTTCGTTCTGCGCCCCGTCCACAAGGGCGAGGACGGCGCGCCCGCCGATACGATGATCTATTCCGTGGGCGGGCTGATCACCATGCACGAGCCGGGCGCGTTCAAGCCCGGCAGTGAAAGCCTGCTGAAAGTGACGATCGATCTGCGCACCTACCGCTACGAGCACAATGGCGAGGTGATCTGGGACATCGATCTGGAAGCGGGCAAGCGCGTGATCGGGGGTGTCGACCAGCTGGCCGACCACCGCCGCGCAATGGGCCTTTAAGGGAGGGTTGAACGATGGCTAAAATGAACACCATCCAGCTGGCCGATCCGCTCAAGGACGACAGCGGCAAGCCAATCACCGAGCTTGAGATCATGAAGCCCACGGCAGGCGCGTTGCGGGGCCTGCAACTGGCCATGTTGCAGGCGCAGGACGTCAACCAGCTGGCCAAGCTCTTGCCGCGCATCACCCGCCCCGCGCTGACCAGCGATCAGGTCTGGGAACTGGACCCGGCCGATCTGGCGGCGATTGCCAACCGGGTGTCGCTTTTTTTCATGACGCGGGACCAGCTGGCGATGATCCAGATCGAGCATCAGCCGGGCTGATCCTGCCTGACCGCATAGAGGAGGCGATGGCCGACATCGCCTTCATCTTCCACTGGCCCCTGTCCGAGATGGACGCAATGTCCCTTGAGGAGTTGTCCGACTGGTGGCGACTGGCCGCCGACCGCTGGAAAACCGCCAACACGCCAGCCAAATAAGGCACCCGCATGAGCGACCTGAACATCGCCCTTATTCTGAAGTTCATCGATCAGGCCACCGCGCCTGCGCGTGCGGCCATGCAGAATATCCAAGGGGCGGCGGAACGGGTCGAACGGTTCGGGGCCGCGCAGATGGCGCAGGGCACCGCCATGCAAGAGGTGGCGCGCCGGAATACCAGTGAATTGCAGGGCCAAGCCATGGCCACCGTTGCGACGGCAGTCGCTCTTGCGGCAAGCCTGAACCCGGCCATCGCCTTTGAAGCACAGATGTCAAAGGTCGGCGCGGTGTCGCGCGCAACCGCCGAGGAACAGAAAGCGCTGGCCGACGCGGCGCTGCGCGAAAGTGTGCGAACGCGGTTTACCGCGACCCAGACCGCTGAGGCGATGGAATCACTGTCGATGGCGGGCCTGACGGCCGCCCAAACGATGGAGGTGCTACCGGGCGTCTTGGACCTTGCCGCAGCGTCTGGCGAAAACCTTGGTAACACGTCCAAGATCGCTACTGAAATTCTGGCAGGTTTTCGGTTGGATGTCGACCAGATGGCCCGCGTCGGCGACGTGCTGACAAACACGTTCACCAGCGCGCAGACCGACCTACAAGGCCTTGGCCTGACCATGTCCTATGCCGCGCCGGTTGCTGCGGGTCTTGGCGTAGAACTCGAAACAACCGCGGCCATGGCCGGTTTGCTGGCTGATCGGGGCTTGGCCGGTGAGAAAGGTGGCACCGCCCTGCGCGCGATCCTGTCGCGCCTTGCCGCGCCGTCGACCGACGCGCGCCGCGCGTTGGATGATCTGGGCGTGTCGATCACCGATGCCGACGGCAATATGCGGGCGCTTCCCGAAATTTTGGCCGAGATGAACACGGCAATGGACGGAATGGGGGATGCTGCCCGCACCGAGTTGAACACTGTTATTTTCGGCATGGAAGCGGCAGGCGCTGCGAATATCCTGATGGCCGAAGCCGGAGTTGGCGCGCTCCAGGATTACATCGAAAGCCTGCGCGAAACCGGCACAGCAGCCGAAATCGCGGCCCGCATGATGGACAATACGCGTGGAAATATCGACCGGATGCTGAGCGCGATCCAGTTCATGCAGGTCATGATCGGGCGTGGGTTCAACCCGGTTCTTGATGATCTGACCGAACGGGTCATCCCAATCGCTATGGAAATCGGCAACTGGGCTGATGCTAATGAGGGACTGGTCAATACAATCGGCTGGGTGGTGGCCGGTATGGTGTTGCTCAATATCGGCGTGTTGGCCGCACAATGGGGGTTCTGGCTGCTCTTCGGGTGGCTCGGAAAGGCCCGCTGGGCGTTCGGCATGTTGTCACTCGTCGGTGGCAAACTGGTGGCGTGGATGACAGCTGCATTCGGGCCAGCAATGCTGGTCGCAAGTGCAGCGATCATGCGGGGCATAGTTGCCGGGGCATCCATGGCTGGCACCGCAGTGGGCTGGCTGATTGTCCAGTTCATGCGCTTGGTCGGTGCCGCAATTTGGATCGGCCGCGCCTTGGCTATTGCGGGCCGCGCCCTGCTGACCAACCCGTTCTTTCTGGCCATCGCGGCGGTGGCGGCGGCGGTCTATGTCATTTACGACAATTGGGACGGGATCACCGCCTATTTCACGGGCAAGTTCGACCGCGTTAAAGCCGCGTTTGAAGGCGGGTTTCTGGCCGGGCTGATCGCGCTCTGGCAAGAGTTCAACATCTTCACCCTGATCCGCGACGCCGCCGAGGGGCTGTTCACCTATCTGACCGGCTGGACGTTCGAGCAGGTTGGCGCTGCGCTGATTGGGTTCATCGGGTTCAACCCGTTCACCGAATTGCGCGATGCCGCCGAGGGGGTGTTCACCTATCTGACCGGCTGGACGTTTGACCAGATCAGCGCCGCACTGCGCGGGGCGTTTGACATCGATCTCTATGCCGCCGGGGTGGCGCTGATCAAAAGCCTGATCGCGGGCATCTGGTCGCTGCTGACGGGCTTGGGCGGGCGGATCGCTGCCGAGATCAAGAATGGTGTGGCGGGTGTGTTCGGCGGCGGCGATGGCGCGCCTGTGGCCCCGAGCGGCGGGTCTGGGACAAGCCGCATGCCCGGTCGCGACAGTGGCGGTGTTGTGCGCCCCGGTTTCCTTTATGAGATCAACGAGCGCGGGACCGAGTTTTTC